CTCCAATGTACCTTTGACCAGTGGATCTACAAAGAATGTGGTAGATGCCAGATTTGCCATATTCTCTCATGCCTCAAGTACCGGACGAACTGGCCCTCTGCGTTGATTTTGGTATTTTCCGTTGTAGGCAACAGAAGCAGGCTCATCCAAGAAGTGGAACACGATCTGTGCTATGGGATCACCACGCTGAATGAGGATCGGTTCTTTGCTGTGGTTCGTGATCTCGAGTGTGAGCCAGCCACACCATCCAGGTTCGATCACAGTATTCTGGACAGCAACTCCGAGACGAGCCCAAGTGGACTTGTCATGCACGATGCCGAGAACGTGCTTCGGCATAGTGAAACGCTCGATCGTAGATGCAAGGATGAAATCTCCAGGCATGAGATGCTCTGCATCAACGAAGCCTTCCTCGTCGAATTCCACCCGCACGTCATAGCCAGCGGGGCCGACACCGTAGGTCATGCCGTTGTGTTTGGTCCGCTCAGAGAAAGGCTCGAAGATGCCCAGCTTGCGGATCGTGTTGCCAGATGCGATCATGTCAGTCCCTCCGGTACGTCGCAAGAGTTTGCCACAGATTGTCTGCAATCGTAGGCTCACGAACAGCACGGAACCCAAGGAACATCATGAAGTCATGAAGGTCCTGTGCCTTGGCCGTGCCGAAACCGCTGATATGCAACTCCATAGCAACCTGCTCCAGATTGGTGTTCGCCATCAGCCGATCGAAGAACTCATACTCGGCACCCTCACAGTCGATCTTGGCGACCTGCATGTTGGGATACAAGCCGACCAGAGTGTCGACCGAGATAGCGTTGATCTTGGTTGCAGAGCGGCCACGGCGGAACGTCGTCGACGAGTTTCCGGGGTTCTTGCCAGTTGTGCTGAGATAGAGTTCCATCTCACCATCATGCTTGCTGGTCAGCGCCGCGTTGTGCAACGACACACGGTCGTGGGAGCCAGCGGTGTTCAGGTCGAGCATCGCATAGTTGTTCGGTTCAGGCTCGAGCGAGATGACCTGAGTGGCACCCTTCTCCAGAGCCATCTTCGTGAAGCAGCCGATGTTCGCCCCGATGTCCAGCACGACTTTGCCTTCGCATTCAAGCAGGCCGTAGGACTTGTTGATCTCTTTCATGACGTAACCGTCATAGGTGTCGACCCGTCCCTTCATTGGGCCGAGAAAACCCTTCGCTGTGATGTCGACAAGTTCGCGCTCCTCGAACTCGCCCTCTTTGATAACGCCATATTTCATCTGCTATCCTTTCTTGCAAGAAATTCTGAAAGATGAATTATGTTCGGTCCAGTCTTTGGACGACCAACTCTCTTTCCTTGGATTCGTTTGTCGATTTCATTCTCGAATTGACTAGACCATTCAAGATGATTAGGGTTCATACACAGTTTATTTCCACAAAGATGAGCAGCTTGATATTTTTCTGAAGTTTTCTCTCCAGGGCATACGAGACTATGAGCATTTCTATTTGAGAAACTCGCATATCCATGAGAATTTACTGCGAAAGGCCACAGTAGACAATCTTCTCCTTCGTAGAGTTTTGCCATTTCTATGAAGGCAAGCGGTTCTCCTTTCTTTGCTCTTCTTTTCAACACTTGCTAATCTCTCCCCACGATTTTCCACACTCTGTGTCAACCTTAAAAGGAACGAATGGAGTTACTCGGTCCTTGACACAGTTCATCATGATATCGCCAGCGGCTTTCGCTTCAGCAACGCTTCCGAACGTACCATCGGTCTCGTCGTGAACTTGCAACTGGATGAAGTAGCCCGCCCTGTCCAACTCACAGAGCGCCAGCTTGGTCTGGTCGGCAGACGAACCTTGAATGATCCGGTTCAGTGCCTTGTGTGTATAGTCAAACGTCCCATCATCGCGACGCTCAAAGTTCAGTCTGCGTCCAAAGATTGTGGTGACGAAGCCGCGTGCCTCTGCCCGCTTGGTCGCTTCCTTGGCAAGAAGTCCGACGTAGGGAACTTCCTTGTCGAAGTTGTCGATGATCTGCTGGCCTTCTGCCCCTGCGGTCTCGCGGACATAGCCGCGTTGCAGTTCCATCTTGTAGGCCATCGCCTCTCTTTGGGTATCGAAGTACTCGATCCTCTTGTTTTCCTGCCAACCGTAGGTCACCATCCAGCGAGTGGGTTTCTTGATGTCGCGGCAGAGTTTGGCTCCACCTTCACCATAGCACAGCCCAAGAAAGATGTTCTTGGAATAGCCACGATTGACCTTGTAATCGCTGGTTCCATTTGCAAGCCATTCCTCAACACGAGAGTCACCGTGGATGAGGCGGGTCATCATGTCGTGGTTGTCAGTGCTAGGATCATCTTGATAACGCTTGGCAGCTTCCCTCGCACGCGGCAAGTTCATCACTGCGGCGAAGTGTGTCGTCCACCGAGGCTCTTGCTGAGAGTAGTCATTGCAGCCCCAGATACCACCATCATCAGGAACATAGATCTTGCGCCACTCACCAGCAGTTTCAGGATCGCGGTCAGGGCTTGGCTGTTGCTGCATGTTTGGGTGAGTTGCAGACAGTCTACCGTACCGAACGCCTTTCTGATCTCCCTGCTCGTCCTCTCTTGCGATCTGGTGGAACTGACCATGGATACGTCCGTTGACAGCATACTTGCGAATGCTCTCAGCAAACGTGGTTCTGATCTTGTTGACCTTGCGTGCCCGAAGGATAGCATCGCAGACCGGATGGTCATGTCCGCCCAAGAGGAAGCGGTCAATCTGCGGAGCGCCCGTGCTGGTCTTCTGCAGACGGATACCAATAGCTTCCAAAGCAGGGGCCAAGGCTCCAGGCTTCCACACATCGCCGAAAGCAATACGGATGCCAGTCTGGTGACGAATGAAATCAAGCGCGGCTTGTTCCTCAGTCTGTGACCACTGCTCGATCTGTGCCAACTTATCAAAGTCGATCTTCACACCACGGCGGCGCATACGAACAAGGACCGGGAGAGTTCTCGTCTCCAGGTCCCAGATTTCACGCAGCCCTTCCTCGTCGATAATCTTCTCCTGCCGACGGAGGAGTTCAAGCGGAGACGCAACGTCCTGCTCTGCATACTGCCCAACGAAGCGACCAGGAAGCCGCCACAGTCCTTTCTTTGGGTCAAGACCATAGGACCTCGCCGCTTCCACAAGCAACTGTTCGTCCTTGGCCTCGATACCATACCGATCGCCGATAGCTTTCAGCGAATAGTTCATGTGCAGTTCGTAGATCAGCGGGTCGGCAATTTGGACATCGCGAAACTTAGCGTCGGGGTGCCATTCGAATCCGTCGTTATAGCCGTAGTCAACATCATACGCGAGATTGGCTCCAACGAATTCACCGTCGAAGTCCTTGATCTGATCTCGGAGGTATCCAAGAGCGGCTTCAACAGGCAGGTTATCACCTCCTTCATGACGGAATGGAAGATAATGCTTAGGTCCTCCATCGATAGCGAACCCCCAGCCGACAGTGTATCCATCTCTGAGCGAACCCGATCCCATCTGATTTCCGATAGAAGGGTCTCTTGTTTCTGCGTCAATGGCAATTCGTTTTGCTCCTTTCCAAGAAGGTAGGTCTGAAAGGGAGGGCGGCTTCCAGTTGGCCTCGGGCGTGAAAAACCCAAGCTGGAGAGCGCCGCCCTTATTCGAATCGGATTTAGTTCGAATGACCATCAGCCGTTGTACCCGTCTTCTGTCTTGGTGATGTTCACGGAGTGAAACCCGCCATCAATAGGGCCTTCTGCCCACTGATCATAGCCAAACGGGTGTTCCATGCCATCGACTGCCTTGTTGTGAGGCTCTGTGGACGCGCTGGATGCCGCGCCTTGGGTAGCAGTGCCACCAGCACGTCCAGCGCCCCCTGTTTTTGCCCCGCCTGCGGTGCCTGCGGTGCCGCTAGGTGCTACCACCACCCCCGCGCCAACACCAGCCTCCAGCGCCCTCTGAGCGGTCGCAATAAGGCTGTCCAAAAGCTGCATCGCAAACTCAAGCTGTTGCGTGCTCTGCCAGTCGGACATCAGGCAGCAGAACTGATATTCCAACTCGGGCAACTTGTTCGCTTTTCTGAAGCGGGCGTTCAGTTCGTCGATATCATCCGGCGGCTCCACGGACAGAGCATAGACTGCATCATAGTTGACTATCATCTTCTGGACGTAGGTCTTGGCTTTGAGCAAGTCTTGCAGGCCATTCTTTTTCCACCAGCGAGAGACGTACTTCGTAGCACACCCCCCCAGATAGCCGATGCCAGCATCGATCACCCAGTCCCAGTGCTGATACTCGGCCTGATAGTGTTCGCCTCCCTCTTGGGCAACGAACGCAGGTTTCTTGCAGGTACACATCTTCTTGTCGTGACCGCAGTCATCGCAGTTGATATTGCCCATCATTCGCCTCCGACGTCAGGCAGGGTTTCCCAGCCATGCTGCCTGATGAGGAAGTAAGTATCGACGATCGCTTCGGGATACTTGTGACGATACTTTGCCATGTAGTTCTCGACCGCCGACAGTTTTGTGGAATACCCTCGATTACCCAGCATAAGCTGATCACGGACGTAGCAGTAGAACTCCAGCATGTCTAGGCCATGGAGCCACTGAACCTCGTGCTCGTTCAGATCTTGAATTGCATCGTGGCCGAATACTTGCTCGTTGATGTGAATTTCGATCTTCATCTGCACATCGTTGTTCTGCACTCCCGCTTTCTTGGCAGGGTGAGGCATGTCTCCGGTGATACGTTCAGGAATATCGTGTTGAACCACGGCACGAATGAGAGCACCAGAAGCTTCCGGGTTCAAAATCAGCAGCATAGTGATCATGTTGAAGGTGTGCATCCCAACAGAGTGGGAGCCGATCCCAGGAGAAGCGTGAGTCCGTTCGACCCGTGCTCCTTCCCGAGCAAATTTGATGCGTTCCACGATGCCCTCGAGAAAATAGTCCATCATGCTCTCCGATCCAGCCATTCGACACAAGCGCGGCTCCAGTCCGGAGCAGCAATCTGCAAGGCCAATTTGCGAGCCTTGTCGTAACGGAGGGCGTCATCCTTCTCCTTCCAGGTAAACCACGACTGCCACATCGGCACCACGGTCTTCTTGAAGAACTTGTCACGGAAGCCAATGACTGCACCTTGGGTCATGAACATGTCGAGATCCTGCATCCAGATATCGATCGGGCCGTTGACGATCGGGATGGGACGAACTTCGCCCAAGGCATAAGGATCGAACCCCGGAGCGTTGTGAGTCACGTTGCCGTGCTTCTCCAGAGTGTTGTGGTAAGCGTGAAAGTTGGTGCTGATCTGCCAATACTGCCCCATCGGGACATCGACCCAAGCGGCCATCACTTCCTGCAACACCGAGAAGTGAACTGCGTTCGCGCCGTAGGCACCCCAGATCATGTCGTTGCTGCGATTGAACACAGTCATGTCCAGCTTGCCATACGGATTGATGCGGAACGTTGCGATCAGATTGCAGGGGAAGTCCTTGCCATTCATGCCGAGATCAGCAGAAGTGTCCCACATCTGAAGCACGACCCGACGATCATCAGGATTCTGTTTCAACAAAGCAGCGATGGTTTCCAGCTGATCGATGCAACCGATCTCGAAACCACCGTCGCCGCGCTGAATAGTCGCTTCAAAGTGAACGCGCCAGCGATAGCCGTAGGCTCCATGGAAGTTGACACCGTCGTCGGTATAGTTGGCGATGTTGCCGCTGAACTGAGAAACCCAAGCGACGTCCCGCCGACCAGCCAGCATCCACAGGCTTTCCATGAAGTGGAAATAGGGATTGGCGTCCCGTTCGGGAAAGAATATCACCCGTTCTTCTGGATGAGCATATTGAGTTGTCACGGGGCCAGGAAACACAGTAACAGGGCCATTCCGAGAGTCGCGATTGATGCCTTCGGCTTTCAACGCTTGAAGCCCAAGGAGAAGGGCGTCGTTGACGTTTCTGGCAGAGATAACTTTCATGCGAGAACTCCGTATTGATTGAACATCAGGTCTTCGTACTTTTTCCTGACGAGGGGATCGTCAACCCCTGTTTGTGTTATGACATTGCCATGAGCAAGATCGATGAGACGTTGTGCAACCGCGACGCGATCGAACATCGGCAGGATTTTGCGGGCTTCGTCACGATACAGCATCGCTTCGTTGCTGGTCATGTGGCTTGCCTCAAGAATGATCTCAGCGTAGAGACCAGGATCGCCATCGGCAACACTGAGATCAATGTAGTGCTGTCCATCTTTGAACAGTTCGTCGCCCATGCCACGAGACTGTGCGACAGGAATACAGCCGTTGATCATAGCATCAACGACAACACGGTTCCAGTGTCCGCCGACCTGAGAGTACTTGGCGGACCACGACGGATCGACCAGAATGCGGGCACTGGTGAGATATTCGTTCACCTGCTCCGTGTTCCAGTAATCGTGATGCGTCATACCATTGGCCTCAGCAGCTTCCCAGAATTTCATGCCATCGAACCAGCGTTCAATTCCTTCTTCGGAGCCGTGGAAGTACTGAGGCTTGCACTTGTCTTCGCTCGTCATGTACTGGTATTCGATGCCTTTCCCAGCGATCTCGCGAAGTTCATCAGGATGCCGATCAGGCATGTAGGCAATCGCCTCGACCAATTCGTGAGCATGCTTCCATGCTTTGAAAGTCTGCATGTTGACGAAGCCCGGACGCTTGTTCTCCCACGGCTGAACATCACGGATTGGCATGAACTGAGGGTTCACCACCAAGGCACGAGGGATAGCCAGATGGGAGGCACCATTGAGGGCACAGGCATGGACACAGGCCAGCGCAGACAGCTTGTCCAGGATATGCAGAAGGTGAGGCGCTCCGGCTTTGCAGTTCCCATCGTGGATGAACGCCACCTGTTTCACGTTGGGTTTTAGATCGTACAGTTCCGGCCATCTGTCGTTGCCAAGATTCTGCCTGTTCTTGGGCGGAACCGGAACAGTCCAGATGACCATGTCGTAGCCATTCAAGATTTGAATTGCAGTGCGGAGACCTGCGGTCGTCTTGTAGGCCAAGCGATTTTCAGCCTTGAAGTTCCAGCCCTTGCCTTGACTGAATGGGATGCTGCTTTGACCGAGTTCGAAGTTCCCGTCCTTGCCCATCGTTTGGGCACGATCAGCATAAACCAGTTCCTTGAAATCAACACGGTGGCCCAACTCTTTCAGGCCACCGATAAGCTGTTCTGTGTGATTGATGATGCCCCCGAGGTCCATGCAGGAATGGAGAGCAACGCATATTTTCATATCAAGGGCTCCTGTTATGCGGTATAAACCACCATAGCCTTTGGCGCTTCAAAAGACAACTGCTACTTGTCTGGGCCGCGATCATTATTTAATGCCAATGCTTTACCGATGATGATCGCGATAGCAAGAAACGGACCGAAGCCAGAGAGCAAGAACATGAAGAACGCTTCGAGCGGAGTAGCCTTGGGCTTCTTTCCATCGAGCAGTTGTTTGTAATACCAGCCGATGAAAATGTAGAACCAGACCGCCCACCAAAGGGCGATCCAGAACCAGTGTGTCATGATCCAGTTGATCATTTGATCCGATACCTTGATCTCGGTGTACCCTGCCCAAGGCGGACACGTTCATACTTGTCGAACTCGCACAGGCCGAATTGGATATCGGTCGGGCAAAGTTTGAACGGATGGGTGAACCATTGTTTCTGTTCGGTGTAGAGTTGGTCGATGACGACACCAGCTTTGGCTTCTTTCAGCGGAGTTGCCGATGTATCACCCAAGACACGAGCAGCTCCCCGCAGAGCGCCGGGACCGATAGGCGTCCATTCCCACCAGTCTCTTGGGAAAGAGAAGGTGCCATCTTCAGGGCTCTCATAGATGCTGTTCCAGAAGCCGGTGTAAGTCGTGTCCAGAAGCACTTCCTTCGTCATAAAGCCAGTTCCGCCGAAACCCATCAGCGTTCTCATTTGGGTCGCGACTTGTTTCCAGCTTTGCGTTCTGGTGGCTAGTTCCAGAAGGGACGGGGTTGCCTTGTGAAGACCCTGCAAGAAAATGTCAACCACGACTTCTTGCTTCGGCGCTGAAATTCCTTGGTTCGTGATGACGTAGGCCCCCGTGAACACACGTTCACGATCTGCCAGTCTGTCGCTTGCCAATTCCTTGATGCCCTCGAAGTCGAAGTCGTCATAGTCTTGCCACCCCACTGCTTCTGCAAATTCCCAAGTGCCGAAGTATCTGTATAGCGCACAGTTCATGAGAACAGAGCGGCGGTCATCATGGAAGTTCTTTCCGTAGAACAGTTTCCTCAGCTGATCGCTGGTCCGGTCGTGATGCCGCCGGACATTGGTGAATTTGTAGGCTCGAAGGATAGGATCGTCGGTCCACGCCTTGACATCGAACCCAACGGAAAGGCCCGCCTCCTTCCGGAGACGGACCTCTTCGCGTTCGTTGAGGTAATCGAAGAACGCTTTATCTTGGCGGTCTGCCACCGATTACTCGGCGGCCTGAGTGGCGGGAGCAGCGGCTTTCGCAGCTTCCTTCTCGGCCTTGGCCTTGGCAGCGGCTTCGACCTTCGCGGCCTTGGCAGCTTCGCGCTCGGCTTTCTTGGCAGCGGCGGCTTTCTCGCGCTCGGCCTTGGCAGCTTCACGCTCTTCCGCTTTCTTGGACTTGGACAGGTCCGGGTCCTCGAGGCCGTGCTTCTTGTACCACGCGGCACGACGCTCGGCGTATTCGGCGTCGGTCGGCTCGGTGACTTTCATCAGGCCAGCAGCTTCCCAGTTCGAGATGTCCCAAGCCAGCGTGCCTTCGCCCTCGATCGCATCGATCACCAGCATACCGTCCTTGTAGGCAGGCCAGCGATGAGCACGACCTTCGGCCCCCGTGTGCTGTTTCACGATGTTGACCACCGAGAACATCTTGCGGGTCGGGCGCTTGACGTACTGCGAAGCAGCGGGTTTCGCCAGCTTGCGTTCCTTGGGCTCTTTCGGAGCCTTCGGGGCCTTGGCAGGCTTCGGCTCAGCGCCGCCAGCTTCGGCCTTGGCGGTCTCGTCGAACTTCTGCAGGGCCTTCCAGGTCTGTGCCACGGCGGTCTCGTGGTCTTTGAACGCCTTGACGGTGGCGACGCCGAGGTTGGTCGCGATCAGGTTGCGGAGGGTCACAAGGTTTTCGATGCTTTCGGACTGGAGCGACGCTTCGTTGTACTCTTTGTCCAGGAACTTGATTTTGTCGGTCATGATTGACTCCATTTCTGCGGTGCTTGCTCTTGGCGTTACCATGCCGCCAATGTTCGAACGTTACCCCGTCGACGCATTGGCGGCAAGTGTTATTTGTCCATAGTCCGACCTATTTAGTCGGCACAGGCACCAGTTTTGCGACCGAACTCATCGAGAGCGCAAGAGCCAGTGAAACCATCCTCTTCCTGGAGTTCCGAAACCTTGGCGATCGCTTCGTCTTTGGCTTCTTCACCATCAGCAGACTTGATGGGTTCATCGTAGTTCCCAGCAGGGCGATAAGTCGTGATGCCTTTCGCGCCGTTCTCCCAAGCCATCATGTAGATGTCCTTGAACTCGCTGTAGGGCATATCTGCGGGGACGTTGCAGGTTTTGCTGACAGCACTGTCGCTCCACCTTTGGGCCGTACACAGGACCGCCACATGCTCAGCGGCGGTGATGTTGCCATTGGTCACGGTGCGTCCTTTGGTGCCCAAGTAGGCGACACCATAGTCCGGGATGACGACGGTCTTCATGCCATCTTTCATGATGACATTCCGCTTCTGCTTGTAGTCGATCACAGGTTCGATGCCGGACGACACGTTGTCAGCATAGAGCGAAATCGTACCAGTCGGAGCGATGCTGGTCAGGTGCGAGTTGCGGATGCCATGCTTCTTGATCATAGCGATGGTATCCGGCCACAGGCCCTGAACGAACTTGCTTTTCAGGTACAAGCCAGGATCGTACAGCGGGAACGAGCCTTTCTCGGCAGCGAGCATCGCCGAAGCCTGATAACACTTGTTCGCGATGAACTCCATCAGCTTGTCCTGGAACTCGATGAACTCGGGAGTGCCATAGGGGAACCCCATAGCTTCCAGCGCGTTTGCCAGACCAGTGATCCCGAGGCCCATGCGGCGCTTCCGTTGGGCTTCCAGTTTCTGCTGAGGGAGAGGATAGCGGCTCCGATCGATGACATTGTCCATAGCACGAACCACGGGCGGAATGTCAGCGGCGAGCAGTTCGAAGTCGAATCCATACAAGGCCACATCGTCACGCTTGTAGAGATATTTCACGGCGTTGAAGCTGCCCAAGAGACAGGCTCCGTAGGGAGGAAGCGGTTGCTCTCCGCACGGATTGGTCGCCGCGATAGTCTCGCAGTACCAGAGATTGTTCATGCCATTGATACGGTCAATGAACAGAACTCCCGGCTCGGCCCAGTCGTATGTCCCACGCATGATCATGTCCCAGAGGGCACGGGCGTTGACTTCACGATAGTTCTTGCCGCCGAAACGAAGCATGAACATCTTGTCGGCCTTGACAGCTTCCATCAGTTCATCGGTAACAGCGATCGACATGTTGAACCCACGGAGAGGACGCATGTCCCACGGGATATTCTGGTCCGCGATTTGCTTGGCACGGATGAACTTCTCGATGTCAGGGTGGTCGCAGCGCAAGACCATCATCTGTGCGCCCCTGCGGTTCCCCGCGCTGGCAGTAGCACGGCACACCATGTCCAGGATGCCCGCAAAGGCAAGGGGACCGTCGGTCGCACTGTCAACACCCTTGATGATGTCGCCTGACGGACGCAAGGTGGAGAAGTCGTAGCCGACACCGCCGCCTTGACGCATTGTGGTCGCGGCCAGCTTGGCGACGTCCATGATGCTTTCGGAGTGGAAGTACCCGTTGCCGCGCTCGATGATCTTCTCGGCGTCTGTCGGCCCATCAACGAAGCTGTCGTGAATTGTCGGCATCACGAAGCAGTTGTAGAGTGTCACGTTCTTGAGGGAACCAGCACCAGCCTGAACACGGCCCGGAGGCATGAAACGCTGTTCCATCGTGATGGAGCGAAACGCCATGTAATGTTCGTGACTGTCCTGAAGGAAACCGGCGACCCGATTGGTAGCTTCGCGATAGTCTTCATTTTGTCCGCGATATTTCTCTGCGCCGATCGCATCGCAGTGCGGGTTCTGTGGTCCTGACATTCGTCTTTTCTCCTGACCTTGCATGATTGTCTTTTCACATTCTTACGACGGTCACATTCTCGGCCGCACGGGTTATAGCAGTATAGAGCCACCGATCTCGCTGGCTCCGGAAGCAGTAAGACTCGTCAAAAACGCAGACGCTTTCCCATTGGGAACCCTGCGATTTGTGACAAGTCAGCGCATATCCATAGTCGAACTCTTGGGCCTCAGCACGAAGCCAGTATTGCTTCTCGAGCTCTTTTCCGCGACCAAGGAAGTGATGCTCCAAGGCAGCGACGTTGATACTCATCGGGTTGTCTTCGGGATGAACTGACATATGGACTTTTCCGTCCATAACCCCTTCGACATCAGTCACGTTGAAAATTGCCCCGTTTAGCAAGCCTAACTCACTGTTGTTTCTAAGGCAAACCAAACGGTCACCGAGTACAGGGTACGGATCGTGGATATCACGCAGCTTGCGAAGTTTCATGTTGCTGGCATGACGCGTGACGTTCTTGCCCACAAGAACCTGATCAAAGCTGAGCATACGCTCGGGGTCCAGCTTGGTCCCCTTGGGCAACACATGGCAGCCGAGACCCCAGTCGCCGATCTCCAGTGGCTCGCCATTGCGTACCTTAGTCGCCATTCTGAGGATAGGCGATTCGGCAGCTTGGCGGTGGATTTCGTCGAGCATGATATCGGGACGGATACCTTCGGTAAAGTAGCCAGCGCCGCCGACCGGAGGCAACTGAGCAGGATCGCCCAAGACAAGCACGGGTGTCCCGAACGACAAAAGGTCTTGACCCATTTGGGCGTCGACCATAGAACATTCGTCAATGACGATAAGCGGTGCGTCTCTGACGATGCTTTCCTTGTTGAGAACAAACATCGGCTGGGAAGCATTCTTAGCTTCTTCGTCGATAGCCTTGTGCAACGCTCTCACTTTGGGATGCTGATTGATGAAATCATCAGTCATATCCTTCATGTCGGCGAGCAGTGCTGCAAGCTGTTCCTCTAGTTCTTGAAGGTGAGCCTTGCTTTTGTCTCTGCTGCGATATATCAGAGAATGGATAGTGGCTGCGTTTTCGCAACCTTTGGTTCGCAGAACGTGAGCGGCCTTGCCCGTGTAGGCAGCGAACAGAACACCTTCACCGATACTCTCAGCGAGATGTTTTGCGAGCGTGGTTTTTCCGGTGCCAGCATACCCAAAGAGGTGGAATACCTGCTTGTCTCCGGAATGATACCAGCGATCCACGGCCTTGAGGGCTTCGTCCTGCTGTGGTGAAAATAGCATGAAACCTCTCCTGACTGAAACGAGCGGGGAATTACCCCCGCCCGTCTGTGACTGTTCCGTCGATTAGAACGGAATTTCGTCGCTGTCAGAAGGAAGCGGCTTGCCCTGACCGCCGCCCTTGCCGGAGGCCGACTCGTCGTCGCCGCCAGTGTGAGCAATGCTGTCGAAGTCAGCCCGTGCCAGCCCGTTCTCGATCATGGTGCCGAATTCCTTGGCTTCCTTCAGCAGTTCCATGTCGACGCCCGGATTGATCAACGACTCTTTCCACGTGTCAGCCATCGGGCTGATCTTGTAGTTGTAATAGGTGCCGGAGTCGTTCTTCTGCTTGGTGGTCGAAATCTTGCAGCGGTTGGCGAAAATCGGCGGCCGACCTTTCTGCGTGTACATCGCGGTCATCCAGTCCTTGTGGACCTTGATCTTGGTCGACGAGAAGCTGAGAACGCAGTAGCCCTCGGTTTCCTTGCCATCGGCGTCCATGATCAGACAGTAGACATAGTAGGTCTCGACCAGATCGTTGCCAGCGGGCGACTTGAACTGGATGCGCTTCCCGTCAGCGTCCTTGGGCGGAATACGCGAGCCGCCGTTCTTGGCGATTGCATCCTTGAACACCTGCGAGTCGAGTTCATGACGGTCGACCAGACCGCCGCCCTTGGTACGGGGAACCCATTCGACGACAGCCGCTTCCTTGTAGACCGGGATCACGACGACCGGCTGTTTCAGGATTTCCTTGGTCACCGAGTTGATCAAGTCACCGGCCTTGCAGCCTTCGATCAGCTGATCTTCGACCTCGGGCGAGTTGGACTGCAACACGTTGATGAACGGAATGGAAAGGTCGTTGATCGTCGTCCCTTCGAAACCGGAGTGCGAATATTCACCGTAGTCATATCCACCGGATGCGACTGCGGTTCCTTTCGTTTCAGCTACTTCTTTGCCAGCCATGATGGCTCCTTTCGGCTATAGTTACTGGAGATGCACTCCACACTCACCACTATCCTAGGTGACAGGATTACAGGTCTTTCACTTTCGCAGTGCGTTGGCGGAAAATGCCGAACGTCTCATTGGGCAGAGCATCACCTTCACCAAGGCGTTCTTTGACCCAAGAGTTGAGCGTTGCGTGGTGGACAGAGAAATTGCTCTTCATGACCAAGGGCATTCCCAGCTTCTGGACAGCTTCGACGAACGCCTTGCTGCGAGCCTCGTCTCCCTTGGGGAACTCGAACACGATTTCGCGCTTCACGATGTGACCATAGCCGTGTTCATCGAGCCACTTGATAGCAGGCTCACGCTTCTCGCCAGCGATGCTGGAGCGGATCTCTTCCTTGATCTGAAGTTCACGCCCATCGCCGAGGTTGAACTTGCCTTCCATACCGTCGGTCGCCTGCGGAATGCGGTTCTCTGCAATGTCTTTCAGGTTGGTTTTGGCAACTTCCAACTCAGCCTCGATGCGAGCAACCTCTGCTTCTGCCGCCAGATATTCGTCGGCAAGCGTGCGTAATACAGCAGTCAGATTGTCGGAAGGTTTGTCATCGCGGAAAGCCGCATAGTCGTCTTGCATCTGGGTAGCCCCCTTTTATCAGCCTTTGCAGTATGCCCCGCCCCCGCGCAAAAGACAACCTTAATATATCTTCGCGACAATCTCGGTGTACTCATTATGTCGTCCACTCCACTGAAGAAGCTTCACTGAACCGCCGTTGTAATGAGCAGCAATCGTCGTCGCCATTCCGATCAATCCAGGATTGCCGATCAGAAGAAGATGATCACGGTCATCGAAGCCAGACAGTTTTTCGTGCATATCGCCCAACACGAGGTCGGGGTTGAACGGGTGCGCTGATGGTGAGAGGAGATAGACGATGGTGCCCCACTTCAGCGCCTTGTTGATCGAAGTGAAGCGAGGAACGAGTTCCTTGCTCACTTGATCGAAACGCATTTGTTGCTGGACTGCGTAGACTGTCATTAGATCCACTCATTGAGAGCGTCACCGAGGATCTCAGCTGCAACGTCTTTCTTGCTGCGTAGATTCGTGACAATGTGGTCATCGATCTCAAAGTCGCTCATGATATCGATGTAGTTGACCGGATGCTCGTCCATGCCGCCACGGTGGGCGCGATCCTCAGACTGGAGGCGATCCAGCAGGCGGAACGAGTTCGAATAGTAGACCATCGTCTTGGCGTTTGTCAGCGTCAGACCGGAGCCGCCCTTTTGGGCATTCCCGACGAACCACTGCACATCGCCACGCTGAAAGGCCAGCTTGTTCCGCTCAGATTGATCCTGATCGACCTTGCCATCGTAGCGAACAGCAGACTTGCCCAAGAGGTCCATCAGCTGATCGATGTCATGGGTGAAGCGTGCCCAAATGATGCCGGGATGATAGGTCTCGTCACGGATTTGTTCCATCGCTGTCATGCGAGGGTTCTTGTCCGAGAACATATGCACAGGCTCTTCATCGCCTACCGGAATGTAGTTGCAGGCGATCTGCTGGAGACGAAGCTGCTTGACGATTGGAAGTTCGGCAGTGATAAGATGGTCACCGATCTCGAGCATCAGTTCATCTTGAAGCTGCTCGTACGCCGCACGCATTTCGCGAGATGCCTCAAAATAGCGTTTCTGATACAGCTTCGGCGGGAGATCGAGCACATCGTCTTTCAGCACTCGGTCAGTGATCTCGTTCAGCCATTCGTACAGCTTGTCGAGGTTCTGGTATTCGATCAGCTTGTCATAGCCGGGATCATAGCCATGCAACGCCTTGCATTCGGCAGCAGTGAACCAACGGCCAAAGAAGTTGCGAAACTCAACTGTTCCGTGGATACCGCGGTTCTTCCAGAAATACTCGTCCAGGAACCTGACTTGACTGTAAACGTCGAACGGCCCAATGGCGACAGGAGTTCCAGTGAGGATACGACGGAACTTCGCATACTTGCCGGAAGCGACAATGCTCTTTGTCCGCTTCGCATTGGGCGTCTTGATGTTGTGGGCTTCGTCGAGAACGTACAAGCACTTGCGTTTCTGCAAGAATTTCCAGACGAGTTCCTTACCTTCTTTGGTCATGAACCCGTTGTAGCTGATCAGCAGCACGGACAAACCGTCGTGGGTGAACAGGCTGTTCATTGCCCGCTTGTGAGCCTGCGTCGCCTTGCGGGCAGTGCTGAACACTTGCACGCGCACATCGAGAGCGAGTTCCGGAGGCATGTGCTTCGGTATCTCGTCAGTGTTCCAGTTGCGCTCAACTCCAGGAGGAGCAACAACGAGGAGACCATCGATCTCGCCATTGTCATAAAGGATTGCAGCCGTATCGATGATCGGCTTGGTTTTGGCCGTGCCCTGCTCCCAGAGCAGACCCCACGACTTTTCACGCACATGCTTCTCGAGATGCTCAAGCTGATGCTTGAAGGGATCGATGACGTGCGGATAATTTTCTACATCTAACATATGTGCTCCTTTTCTACGACCATTATAGCGGGTGCCAGCCCAAGTGACAAGCGAAACTCACTGACTTCACTTGACATCACTGGGGACTTCAAGACCGAAGTAAGTGATGTCACAGTTTAGCCTTTGTTTACAGTATCTTACCCCTCTCTGACTATACTTACTATACTTACAATACTAAAATGATGGTTACGGTAAAACGGCGGAAGGCTGGCAACCCGTGGGCAGTGCTGCAAGTAGCGCAAGTGATGTCAGTGGACTTATTTGGCAATGTTTACAGTCACTTGACACTTTGTCTCTGACATCACTTGACATCACTTGACACTACTTAACAAACTTCTTGACCACCACATAGGCCACCACCAGCGCCGCAATGATGCCGATCGCAGCAGCCGCCCACTGGAGCGGTCCTTCAGGAAGAGCAGTCGCAGAGGCGATCGCACCGGGAACAATACCAGTCCCGACCTTAGCGATACTGTCCATGCTGAGATCTTCCTTGAAGGCAGCGACTGCGGTGATATCCTCGTCCTCTGCCTTGCCCGGAGCAGCCATCAGCGGAGCAGCGATGTTGCTCTGGCCTTCGAACAGATACACAGCGCGATCGATGACGCCATGATCTTTGCCAGCCTGCACACCCTCGACGATATCGCCCATCACACGACGAGTCCAACCCTTGCCGAAAGTGGAGAAGGTGCTGAGCCGTTTCATCCAGTTCCAGCGTTTGAGACACAGTTCCTGGATCAGGCCGCTGATATCGTTCCGACGCTGGATAGCGCCGAGAGTTCCGTTGCCCATGATACCGTCGACTTTCACGCCGAGGATCTCTTGAAGGAACTTCACAGCACGAGACACGCCCGAGTTGATAGAGAAGTCGTACATCGCATAATCGAGACCAGAAGGCAGGGCATCTCCATTGATGAGATCCCAATACTGGCTCTTGTAGATGTCCATGACCTCGGCCATCGTGATGTTGCGTACCGACTGACGAGGCTTCCCAATACGATCGCGATATCCGTCATAGGTGCGCTGGATCACACCCTTGTTCGTAGCGCCTCCAGGATCCTTTGGGTGATTGACATACCCACCTTCATGGATCAACGCCCAGTCGGTGCAGGTTTGAAAGTTAATCGTGGTCACGTCGATCTCCTATTTCCCAAGGGGCTTTTCCAGTGATTTCAGTTTCTGTGAAGAAATCACTCGTCAGGCCAGTGTAGAGAGTTGTTTCTGTTTCCCAGAATGAGTGGCAGCGGTGGCGAATTCGTATGATCAGTGAAGGCCCAAGAGGAGGACCTGGAGGCGTGAGGGTCCACGGTCCAAAATATTGAGAACCAGCGGGACGAGTGTACCATTCAACCTTCGGCTCGAAACTCACCAGAACAGATTTCGCCGGATTATCAGATGAATTCGTAAACTCATCAGTGAACACAGTCAACGATCCTTTGACAGGTTCACACTCTCCTCTGGCTTTGATCAACACACCTGAGATCTGAGCAGATCCATCAGACATGCGGTGAATACCATCTGCGGGAATTTCGAATTTTGTCACCACTGGGAATAAGATTGGCTCTATTCTTGGTCCAACCACAAAGATGATAATTGTCACCATGAAGAGAATGGTGTACTGAGCCGCTCTGAATACTTGGTTCATCGTCATGGTTTCCCCGCTTTTATGACAGGCCAGATCACCTCACTGAAGATGAAACTGCCCAAAGCAAGGATGATCCCGCCCGACCAAATGAGAGCAGTCCTCAGGCGGCGTGCCTCGAGTTCTTTTTGCTCATTGACATATTTATCGAACCGACCTTCCAGTTCTCGAAGGTGGGCTTCCAGCTTTGTCGCCGCCTTACGTTCGGCCTCGAGTTCACGCTCGAGGTCTCTTATGCGCTGCTCATCAGTCAATTTTGTCTCCCGTTACTTTGGAGTCGCGGGATTGGTAGAACTTTGTTTGAGCCTGATGACGTTCCCCGCAGGTGATCAGATTTGCCCGATCGCGGACCCAGTAGGTCTCAGCTTCGGACTGCGAAAGTACATGGTTCGGCAGCAAAACAGGACGAGCGCAAGGCACGATAAGAGAGTCTGGTGGTGGTGCCAGCTTGGGAGGTTCAACGGATCCGATTGAGCCGCTGCACGCCATCAACAGAGATAGCGGGGCGAGTTGCATCAGGATCCGAATTGGCCTCGTTTTCAAGTTGAGATATTGTTGCATCTCTTTCTCTCAGTAGCCGGTTCAGTTCTGCTTCCTTAGCGCGGGCTTCCCTGAGTGCTGCTTCGTTCGCAGCTGAGAGACGCTCACGCTCATCTTGGATTGCATTTTCATATTTCAGCGTCGTGTCTGCAACACCATCGTTGTAGGCAACGTGCCGAATATAGAAATACGCTCCCACGAGCGCAGCGATAATGATGATATACGGCAAAATGTCCTTTAGCACAACCCTAGAGAGCATGTGAATACCTTTCTACGACCTCTGTGGACGCGCTGGTGGGCGGGGCATGGGTAACAGGGCAAGCAGCGCGGCCATAGGGCAGGGCAGGGCAGGGCTTGCCGCCCCTTGCCGCTACCCTACCACCCGCCACACCACAACGGCGTTCCTGGACGTCCCTATGCGCTCTCACTTTGCCGTTCCCTGCTCATAGCTTGCTGCGGCATAATAGCCCAGCGTCAATGTCGACCACAGACCTGCTTCGGTTCCGATGAGCCACTGTATATTCGCGACTCTTTGGGCATTCCCATCGCTGATAAGTGCAAACACGATCAGCCCAAGAAGAGTGAGGCTCATCAACGCAAAACTCCACTGAGCAATGCGCCGACGGTGCATGAAGCGATTGTTCATTTCTTCTTCGGTCATGCGATAAGTCCACTTATGTCATCGAACAGCGCATCACATGCGGAACCAGTCACAAAGGTTCCGACCAGCTTGACACGGATCGTTCTGGTGTTTGCAGGAATAGTCCCAGAGATAAGATAGTTGGTGAAGACTGCTCCAGGAGAATTATCAGCGTTCGTGACAGTCCCCAAGGATACCATTCCACCATCGAAGTATTCCAGATCAATGCGACCTTTATCATTGTTGAGAGCATAGGCAGCTTGCCAGTAACTCAACTGAACGATAGCACTCCCACCATCGACAACTCCGTATGCTCCGACCGGAACAGCGACGTCTTGATATGCCAGACCATTGGAGTTGTTCGAGAATGCAAAGAAGTTGGTTCCACCATGAGCCGCAGGGTAGCCACCAGAACTCGTCCTCGAGATAAGGGTCCCAAGCGACGAGGTCCAGCCAGTCACACCAGTCTCTGCTCCAGGATTGGTGAAGACCATAGCGTAGGTGGTCTGACGCAGACGGATAGGGTAAGAAGCGTAGAGCAGACCTGTCTTCGTGTTAGTGACATCAACAGGACGAACACGAATTTCAGTGTCATCATTGTTGATTACCGTAGCATTGAACGGAATATTATAAGTCAACACTCCAGCCCCAACTGTTCCAGACAGAGTTGCGTTTCTCATGCCACCAACGAAAACATCAATCTCGTAGCTTTCGCTCCAAGCAGGAGTTTCAGCAGCACCATCTTCGAACGTCACTGGAAGCACGCGATAGTCTCTCGGTCTCCAAGTCAACGGAAGTGCGACGAGAGACGTGATGACTGGATTGTACGTCCGAGTTCCATTCAATTGAACATAGCCCGGACGAACAGGCTTGTCGTTGATGTTGTTAGCAGAACTGACATTCACGACCTGAGGAGTAATTTCCTCCGGCACTTGGGTCACACCACCAGCCGTATCGAGAAGACGGAAGTTGTAGTTTCCACCGGTGATGAAAGACAAGTTCCCATCACCGAAGGCCTCAACAGGCACAGAGTACACACGAGCGCCCAAGGAGTGAGCAGCGATCTGGCTCCCGAAAAGACCACGATAGACATTCGTCAGGGTCCAGTTGCCGCTGCCTCCATCGACCGCACTCTCAAAAGCCATGAACTCGTCATCAACGAGAACGATATTGACGAAGTCGTTCTTCACCTCAGCAGTCGTAGCACCGATGAAGTCTCCAGATACGCTATTCAGTGCGAAACCAGTTGCATCGAGACCAGATGCAAAGCCAGCGGATTTCGGATATGCAGATGTCAGCAAACCAGAACCAGAATAGAAAATGCTGGCTGGTTCGAGCGACCCATCAGCAATCGCTTCTCCAGGCTCTTGTACATGCGCCGAATAAGCAACCGAAGCGTTCGAGGGTTTCACAGCAACAGCCAGAGTTCCGTACATCGATTTGTCGATCGGAGTTCCCAGCTTGCTGGTGAAGAACCTCGGCATTTGAACAATTCTGGACGTGACGATATCGACAGGGCTGTAGGTCACGTTGACCCAGTTGCTCGTTTGCGGAGAAGCGAACACGACATCGCTCAGTGCGAAACGATCTTGCAGTGCTTCAATGACGATTTTTCCCTTGGTGAGAGAACCAAGGTCAAACCGTTGCACACGCATCACGAGATCGATGATACCGTAGTCGGGCCACGAGAACCGGAAAGGCTGGCCCGGACGAAGTTTGTTCGCATTCCGATTGACTTCCAGAGTTGCTCTGAACAAAGGAACAGAACGCTGAGAGCGTTCACGAGATGCGATTGCGTTTGCCAAATCAGGATCATAGACGAACGGGAAGCCCAAGGTGGTGGACCGAAGACGACCAATCGTGGCGATGACTGCCATGTCTTGAGAGATAGCCACCGCTTCACTATCACGATCACGCTGCGGGAAGGTGACCTTCACTTGGGCCTGAACTTCGTCCCACGATGTACGAGTGAAGCTTTTCACTTCGAGAATGTCATTCTCATCGAAGATAGGTAGATCGTCAATCACATAGTCGTCACGGATGAGCGACATTGTGACCTTGCCAGTGTCAGGATCTTGATACATGATAGCATCGATCTGGCGAAGCAACTCTGTGATGAGGCGTTTGCCATCTGACTCGCTGGTGACGAGAACAGAGCAACCATTCTGCTCGGCGTGCAGTACAACACCGATTTGTTGCAGGGCTGTGATATCGATGTCACCGACAGCAACACCAAGTCCGCGCCAAGGATCGACCATGATCTGGTAGATCGCCTCAGCAACGTTCATATCTTTGCCACCGTTGCAGGTTCCATTGTCGGGGAGACCGAGAGAGTTGGTGTAGCTTTCGAGAACGAAAGCCATCTTGCGAAGCTGAGCGCTCTCGCCGATGTAAGCCTTGTTGAATACGATGTGGCTGAGGCCGTTGTATGCTGGAACATCACCAACGCCGATCTGGCTTTCAAGATAGCTGTCCACACTTTGGGTGAAATCCCCGCCGTAGAACTTACCAGTGCTTGTCCAGCCGCCTCCTTCTTTGTAACCACCAAAGAGACTGCCTTGGTTGACGTTGATCGTGACTTCGTTCACGCCACCGGTTGTTCCAGACCATGCGAGTTCGTCATCGATATAAATCTCGCGCAGATCGACATTCGGGCCAAGGCAAAGCCCCATATCCAATCCAAGATAGTAAGAGTGACCAATGATGACACGCTTCGAACTGAACAGGCCAGTCTTGACTTTCTGCGTAATGGGAACAGCTTCGAAATCACCATACCAGAGAGTGTTCGGTCCGTTCAGGCGAACTTGCCCAAGGACGAGAGGAATGGGAGCATTCTCTGTCGCCTGTGGAAACTGAACATCGTCGAGTTGGTCAGCCCTCGCGTTCTCGAACTCAGGCTTGGGGGCAAGCAGAGCAGTGATGATAAACGAGACGAGAAATAGTGCGAGGGTGAACCAGATCATATTTTGCTCGTGAATGGGTTTCTTGCCGGAACCAGCGGGGTCCCCCCGTAGCGTGCGCCGTTGCTGAACTTCGTTTTACACGTTGCAAAGCTATGGTCGCAACCCCTTAACAGTTGGACCGAGTCTCCAACGGTCAGGGTTGAAAATGGATATGTCACAGTGATGTCAAGACCAGTGACACTGACAATCATTCTGGCCTCACCAGAAGAAGTCAGACGGACCATACCAGCGTAGAGATCTGTGCCAGTGAATGAGTTCGATGCAACCGTGATGATGTTGTTCAAGACACCAGTTATAGTCGTAGCCTGACGATTGAGAATTTCGTTGACACCACACCGAGTGTCATAGAGAACATGGTTGCACGGAGCCTGATAGCGTGGCGTCGGTGCAGAGCCAGCCATGATATACCCAAAGATAGCGGGAACACGCAGCTTCGCAAGCTGACCTTCAACAGTGAACGAGGTTACGCGGCCCTTCCAAAGAAGAACGCTATCGTTGTAATCGGTTTCATGAACGCGATAAATCTCGCAAACCAGAGCGGGCGGTGCTTGATCGTAAGCATATTCACGAACCATCGGATGCGTGAAAGGCAGCGTGACTTCCAGAGCGAGTTGATCCTCCTCTTGGGTCCCGACTTTGAGAGCGTTACGCTCAATCGTAATCGGCGAGTACACCTGACCGTTAACAGTCAGCGACTCATAGTAGCTGGTGAGATAATAGTTGTTATATGTCCCAGTGAATTTGAACACTTCACGAGGAGCGCCGCTTTGAATGCCAGTTTCTTGAGTTTGATATGTCATCAGCCATGATCCGTTGTCAAGATGCCCCACGAATACACCGTATCACGATGTTCATGGCGTCTACGAATAACATCGGTTCCACGAACTTTCAGCATGAAGCTGATCATTGTGATATCCGATACGAGTGGATCATCAGCCAAAGAAGGCGTGAAGCTGAGATCAACATAACCATCATCGCGAACAGCAGCACCAGTCACCTTGTGGAAAGTCGGAGCAAGAGTTCCGTACTGGATCATGATGTATTGCCAAGTCGGATACGGGAAGAACAATGAAGGGTAGTTCGCTTCATTGATAATCAGCGTTCCTTCGAGCGGATCAGGAGTTGCGATAGGTGCCAGCGTGAGGTCTGGAAGCCAAGTCGGCATGAGCCACGCTTTCTGCGCTCCACGAGCCTGATCGATGAATTCACGCATATAGTCCTCGTCCTCAGAACGATCATAGCGTTTGATCAACCAAGAGCGACTTCCCGACAGCGTTGGGTGAGGATCAGCTTTCCTGAGAATAGCTTTCAAACCAACTTCAAAATCAACGATCTCAGCACGAGTTGCAAAGAGTTCGTCAGCACTCACAAGAGGACGGATACGCATGACGTTCAGGCCATCTACAACATCAATGCTGATGCTTGCTCCAGGACGCGGCAAGGCAGGCTGAGCAAAGCCCTCAGCCCGTATGTCCATCTTTCCGGTGATGCTCTGCATGGTCAGACCAGAGTCGTTCTGAATGATCATAGCATGACAGGGATAGACATAATATCCGTTATCAATATCTTGCCCAACAGCGGAGCCGATGTCAACACCATCACTATAGATTGCAGTGACTTTCGCCACCTGTGCATCTTGGGTTTTGATGTTGATCATTACGATGCTTTCGTTAACTCGCATCTGAGTTTTGGTCGCATCGAAGTACAAGCGACTTCCACCGATTGTCGTCGTCTGTGTGATACGAGTTGCGTGCTGATAAGCAGGGATGATAGCCTGAAGACCCATGTTCTTGAACAGCAATTCGTATTGTTCTTGACGCTGCTGAAGATCGATGATATCGACAGAGAACTCCATGTTCCTGCGCGGATTGCGACGCAGACTGATGCGCTGCTCGGTGCCATCATAGGCTGTCAAGATCTCTGTGAGGAATTCCCACGTCTCATTGACAGGCACGTCAGGTACGAGGTTGAAAGTTTCGGAGACAGTCGCGATAACGATAAGATACGCGATGCCGAGCGGAAAGACGAACTCGACCACTGCATCCACGTTGGGTTCACCGGGACCGATACGAAGATTGACATTCTGGTATTCAGAGTCTCTGATAGTGCTGACCAAAGCAGTCTTATCGAAAGTCAGAACTTCAGAGCCAAGAACGTTGATTGCTTGCAGAGTTTGGATAACTGGAAAAGTGCTCCAGATGGCGAACGGAATATCGGTATTGATAAGAGGGTTCGCCAGACGAAGTTCTTCAGGAATGACCCAAAAACGAAAGTGGAAATCAGTGTACTGCATTGGAGTGATTGTACCGTCACTCGTTAGAGACCACGAGGTCTCATCAACAGAACTGTAATTGTCACCAATCACAATCGGATCTTGAACAGCAATCAACTCAGCGGTGTCAGCATAACTTCCACCCTGACGCGGCGCTTGGGTTCCACTGAACACAAGACGATCAGCGCCAGCATCGCTGTTCCAGAAAGCAACAATTGATCCGGGTGCAATGAATGCCATCACGGAACCTTTTTGAAAGCATAGCCAGTGCGACCAGATGAGACCACATCGAGCGTCTGCATTTGAGCCCAAGGAGTAGAGCGCAACATCGGGAAAAGCATCCAGTCCTCAGATCCATAGGTAATGATCGTCTGGGGATTGTAGCTTTCCATCGAACACACTCTCACATTCGGAAAGCTTCCGACATACATGATCTGTGCGCTGGAAGTCAAACTCTGCAAAACCCAAAAGGGGAGAGGTGCCATACTGACAGCACCAGAATAAGGTTGAGGAGTTGTGAATTGTGGCCAGCAGGACCAAGACGGTTCCGAGTTTGACGCAGTCCTGAAACTCGGTTGGATGTTTGTCCAAGAACTCGAATAGTGTTGAATTGTGTTGAGAACTTGAGAGTTGTCATTCAAAGCATTGATTGCAGGCCAACCAGAAGCAGGAAGCGGCGCAATGGTTGGATCAACAATCCAAACCAGATTGTTGCATCCATTATAATACGATTGATAGCTGAAAGCTGCCTGACCAACATACGGACTGAGAGTACGTCCATACTCTCCTCCATTCCAGTCTCCGCAAGTGATATTCACGGAACCATCGACAGAGTAACCACGCTTCGGGCTAGAAGTCGCATAGACGATTGCCGTATGACCCATACCATGCTTGTCCAACTCACCAAAAGAGAAGTGAGTATAGCAATCCGCGTTCACGCCATTCGAGAAGTTTGCCACAACATTAATATGATCACAGACCGAAGGATCTGAAAAGATATGCCAAGAAGTGAGAGCGTACTCCATGTTCGCAACTTGAACAGATGTACCGTTCGCAGCTTTGTTCGCAGTTGCGTTCGCAGTCGATGTGCCGATAGCGATACGAATATAACGTGCAGTCTTTGATGCTCCGCCGAGCAGAGTTCTGTCTGCCTCACTCGCGGTATAAGAAGTCCAATCAACACCACGAACGTTGCCTTTCGAGATCGGCCAATTTCCGCCAGTGGTAGTCCAACCATCGCTGACAGCATGGGCCAAGACAGCCGCCATCAAAGCGTTGTAGTCTCCAGAACCTGTGGAATAAGTCATATCAATCCTCCCGGACGCAGAACCAAGCAACCGGCTCACGACGGGTGCGATTTGGGAATACTCTGTAGTCTTGACCACCGATAGTGATCACTTGAGTTGGTGTCAGCAGACCACCAGAAGGAATTGCGAATACTCCATCAAGAGTTCCAATGTTTCCGTAAGGATCATGCTGAAGAGTACAGGGTATCAACGGCAACTCTGATTGCTCAGTCGCTCTCACGTAGTCGAAGATGTGTGCTCCAACATAATCAAAATAGTCAGAGCCGATACCGTAAGGCCACACTGGACGACCAGTAGCACCGAAGTGATACGGCCAGATCCATGATGTTGCTGGTGTTGAGAGATAAAGATTTGATGTGTTGCTATCAGGACGATTTCCCGCACTGATGATCGTACCGTCCCAGAGACGAGCAACACAGGAGTTCAGACCCGGATCAGCGCACGAAGAGAGACTAGCATTCGCTGTGCCGAACGTGAAAGTTGAAGCATCCAGCATCGTTGTCGAGATGCAGAGTGGATACGGGAAATCATCAGGCGTCGCAAATGCAGAAAGAAATCCACAATACGAAGATGTATAGTCTTGAGTTCCGGACCTCGTGATGAGAATGAACCGTTTCGAGTTGGAATAAATCCAATACGAGATAGTTCCAGAGTCCATCATGTGAGATCTTGATGCCAGCGAAGAACCGACCTGACCGTTCCAAGCCCTGATAGCAGCATCATACTCAGTGGAGAAATCCCACTCGATAACGTGTGTCGAAGAAGAAGCCCTGCAATAGCTGCGAGCATAGACATAGACGCGACGTGCAGCATCATATCCGGGAGCCTGCCAAGCCCAGACATCTTCAGAAAAATCACGGGCTCCGCTACCAACCCAGGAAGCGTTGACGGTGAAGTCTTCTTTACGACCAGAACGACGAGGAGCAGTTGAACTCGCGTGACGCCCAAGGAGAAAGCCATCAGCGATGGTGAAAGTCTTGTATCCGGAGGCTGTCCACGATTGGGCGTAGTACTCCTGCATCGTGGTCCAGACTTCTCCATCATTAGACCATTGAAAAGCGAAGTCACGAGGAGAATTGTTAACCACAAAGTCACCGCGAACATAGAACTCGCGAACAGTTACCGGAGAACCAAAATCATACTGAACCCACCAAGCGCGGTCATCAATATCAGGAGAACGAAGCAGTCCGCCAGCCGCCATGAGAGAAGCGGTTCCGGTTCCTACTGAAGAGCAAGAGAAGTTTGCACCGACAGTCGCTTGGTTTGCTCCGCCAGCGGTCGTGCGAAGATTGAAAAGTTGCAATCCACGAAAGTCAATGGTAGTACCAACAGACTCCCAGACCAAGATCCGCCAGTACCGAGCAGCTTTCGGAGACGCGCAAGCCATATCAGTCTCACCACGCAGCTTGGTCCAACCATTCGCTACGAGGTGAGTGTTCAACTTGTTCAGCAGATCGGAGGGGGACGCTGCGGTTCCGGTTGTGAAAGGCATGTGTTTCCCCTTAGGACTGTGCGATCTGCTTTACGGTCGACGAGTTACGTTGCAGAATGTTAATGATCTGCGTATCACCGCCATCATTGAACACCCCGATGATGTCGCTTGGGCTGAGAACAGCGGCGATATTGACAGGAGGAGATTGAACCACCGTGGTTCCGCCGCCCTGACCTTCCCCGTTTTTCTTAGCCTGTTGCTGACCCGGCGTGAGTATGTCTACACGCTCATCAGGTCTCTTGGCAAATGCTACTACTTGCGAATCGGTTGATCCTGGTCCGCTGGGGAGAATTGATCCACCAGTCGCGAACCCAAGACCACCGCCGCCACCACCGAAGCCACCGCCCGGAATGCCCAAGAAGCCACCGAGGAAGGAAAGAAGGAGACGTTGTGCCGCGAGTTTCAGAAGCTGAGCGAACAGGTCTGCAAAGAAAGCGCGAATGTTGAGTTTACCCGTTTGAGCGAACTCAACGATTGCGTCAGCAGCTTTACCAGCCGCTCCAACGATGACACCACCAAGCGACTCGCCGAACTCACCAGCAGACTGAATGGCTCCACCGATTGCAGCCCTGAAGCCACCGCCGATTGTATTCGCAGCTTTGTCAGCGTTGATCTGAAGGTCGCGCAGTTTGGAGTTGTAGTTCTCAAGAGAGATCGCTCCCTCTTCAAACAATTGATTGAGAGCAGCCTGACCGAATTGCAGTGCTTCTTGTGGGCCGCGAATTTCCTCGAGGATAGACCCATATGCTTTGGAGATCTCGAGCAGTTGAACCGCCGAGGCAACCTGATCTTTCTCAGTCGCTGACAGTTCACGCTTGATAGATTTCTCGATGGACAAGATTTGGTTGTTGATTTCTTTCTGGATACCGTACTGTTTCTCCAGTTCGATCTTCTGCTGAAGTTCGGCCAGTTCCTGAGCAAAGGTTTTCTGATCTTTACCACCCTTGCCACCACCAGCCCCCGGAACATTGGTCGGTGTCGTAGGAGTAGTTGAGACAGTACCAGCAGGAGGTTGATTTACGATGTTCTGACGAGCGCGGTCCGTGATAGCGGTGCCGAGTTTTCCAGCAGCATCCAGGACAGCAGCACCAGCCTCACCAGCCAGATTGCGAGAGTAGGCGCTTGCGAATTCGTCAGCATAGATCTTGCCGACATCAGATGCAGCGCCAGTCACGTCTCCCTTGAATTGTTCAAGAGACAAGCGGCCCTGATCAAAGATTGGCTCGAAGCTGGGAAGCGTCGGCAGATCGAAGCTGATATCACCAGTCGCTGCGCCGACAGCGTCAAAGGTATCGATAGCGATACCTGGAAGAGCGTTCAGCGCGTTGATGATGACGTTGATCGCTTCGAGGAATTTCTGTTTCAAGAATGCTGCGGCCTTTTCGGCAATCGCCGCAATGGCTCCAGGAAGTGCAGAGAAGGCGTCGAAGACGTAGGTCACTGCATCGCTGGCGAACTGCGAAATTGCTTCCATCGCCTGACCGAACTTCTCAGGAATGCTTCTCACTCCATCAATGAAGCCGTTCACCAAATTCTCGACAGCGGTGAGAACACCGTTCCTGATGATGGTCATGATATCGAGAATGGCAGCGGGAAGCGTGCCCCATGCTTTGATCGTACCGTTTACGAACCCGACGATGGTGCCGAGAATAAGGTTGATCACATTCAAGACAATCGTACCGATGCCAGTCCAGACATCGATCACAAGCTGGAGGTAGCTGGCCCAAGCATCTTTCAAGACATTGATTGCAGGTTGCAAGAAGTCGATGAGAGCGCTCACAACTCTGGAGATAGCTTCATAGATAAGCTGGAAAGCTGCAATCATTGCATCTCTCAAACCAACCACTCCATCCGCAGTGACTTTGATATGATTTCCAAAAGCAAAGATAAGGGCGATCAAAGCAACAATGGCAGCGATGACAGCGCCGACAGGGTTTGCCGCCAATATGGCGAACAGCCCTGAGAACGCACCAGCCGCCGCACGGACAAGCCCTGTGAGCAGCGGGAAGGTGCCTGCCAAGCGTGCCACAAAGCCACCCTGAGCCGCCGTTGTCACCACTAGCCGCGTCCTAGCAGCGGCCTGAGCGGTCTCAGCCGCCGTAACCTCAGCAGACAGTGCGGCGCTTCTTCCGGTTGCGATATTGTTCGCACGCTCAGCAGCAGTGAGACGAATTGTCGCAGCAGTGAGCCGATCACGAGCGCCTTGCATGGCGATGAACTGACCAGTCGCAGCGGACCGAGCGCGACCACCTACGAATTGCGCTTCTGCTTCTGCATATTCAGCCTGAGCGTTGCGGAGCGTCGCACCTATTTGGGCTTGACGAGTTGTGATGTTCTGCAGACGAGCGCGGGTATCGTTGAGAGTTGCAGAAGTCGCTGCAACCTGCTTGTTTGCAGAAGCGACTTGGATTGCTGCATACCGAGCGAGAGCAGCACCAGCACGAGTGAAGCCATCCACATAGGCATTGATCCGCCCAAGAAGAGCAGCACCGAAGGAAAGAGCAAAACCAGCGGCCACCAGTCCAAGAACGCCGACCACGATATCGAGGTTCTGAGAGATAACGATAATCGCTTTCGCGAGCACCGCGCTGGCACCAGTCGCATCATCGAAGTCGTCAATGAATTTCAGCAGGTTGTTCCTGGCGACGTTGAACGCCTGCTCGATGGTCGGGTTCGTTTGGGCGAAAAGTTGGTCCACGCCGGACTGTGCAGCTTCAATCGCTTTGAACACAACGTCAGCAGTGAGTTTGCCTTCTTTACCAAGCTGACGCAAGGTGCCACGAGTTACCGTACCGAACTGACCAGTCTTGTTCAGATAATCGACAATGATGTCGGCAACGTAGGGAAGCTGTTCCAGAACAGAACGAAGTTCGTCACCAGACAAACGGTCAGAGGCAAGACCCTGCCCAAGCTGAACGAGCGCCGCGTTGGCTTCCTGAGCAGAAGCACCCGAGATGATAGCGGCTTTCTGCAGAGTTTCGGTGACAGCGATGATTTGCTGTTGGCTTGCACCAAGACCACGCGCTGAGAGAGCGATACGACTGTAGACATCAGCAGTCGCTTCAACCGCAGAGCGGGAGCGATTTGCAGACGCGAACAATGCGTCTTGAACTGCTTCGAGGTTCGCCGTGCTTGTGCTCGTGAGACGAAGCTTGTTTTCCATGTTGGTGAGTGCGTCAGTCATCTTGATGAGACTGTTCACAACACCTGCACCACCCAAGACGAACAGGGCACGCTTGAGGAGGAAGATACCACGAGTTGCATTGTTCGCTGCTTGACCGATTTCATCGATCTTGCGTTTGACAACACGGGCACCGTTCTCAACGAAGCTGATTGTTACATTTTCTGTGACCATTACAGATCGCCTCCGTCATCGCCGCCAGCACTTCTGTCGAACACACGAAAGCCACGGACAACCGCTTGGGCTTCACGAATGGAAATCTCAACCGCTCCCGGAAGCAGTGCTTTGTCCAGATACGGTACGTTATTTGCGATGTAGATTGCGGTCTTCAGACCAACACCTGCAACACCCTTGACAGAGTTGATGCGAGCGTTGCCAGCAGAGATCGCCGCTGCGGCATTCGCCGTTTCAGCAGCGCCACGTCCATTCGCCTTGCTGCCCTTCGGATAGGGAGCGTAAGGCTCAATGACAGCAGTTGGAGCAGCGCCAAGGCCGACACGCCAGTTGGAACGAGCCTTACCCGTATCGGCCTTGGTGTTCTGCACGAGGGAACGAAGAGTTCGCTTTGCCATGCTGCGAACAAGTTCAGAAGCAGAGTTCTCAACCTGACGACCGCGCCGCCTTATGTTTTTTGAGAACTGAAGAAGATCGGCCATTACTTCTGCTTCTTTGCTTGATACTTCATGTAGACGGTGTCCATCGCGATTATGTGATGGTGCATCGCCTCTTGCTGTTCTTCATCAAGTCCCTTCACCATGCAATACTGTTCGATAGCGAGCCAAGGTATCGGAC